GCGTTGGTTCAACACTTGGCAACTCACTTTCTGTTTGGGTTGGGGTAGGCTCTGGCGATGGTTGAATACTTTCTGATTCAGTTGGCGTTGGAGTTGGCTCAACAGATGGCTCTGGGCTTGGCTCTGGCGACGGCTCTGGGCTTGGTGACTCAGACGGTGGAGCGCTTGGCTCAGGTGCTGGGAGCGCGCTGGTAGTCAGCCACTCTGCCGGTACTACGCCATAACCGAGTGTCGGTGCGCCGTACCAAAGACGCGCACACGCGCCACCGCCCCACTCGAACATCCAGATATCGAGCGCGTAGGACTGACCTGCGACGAGTTGCGAGTAGCCCTCATTCGGTCCAGACCAGTGACCACCGCAGCCGTGGAAGTTCCAGTCATCAATCATGACCACGCCGTCTAGCGTCATCATCCAACCATCGTCGCTCCAGTTGAGGAACTCCCACTGGCCGCTCTCTGGCACCGTTAGCCAGCCTGTGAAGTTGACAAGGAAGAAGTCGCCAGGGCAGCCCTCTGCCGGTGGAGCGCCACCCCAGTCGTAGTCGATGTTTGGCACGACGGCGGAGTAGCAGACTGGCAGGTCTGGCGTGGTCTCCCACGGAACGAGTCCGAGTGGTGATCCGTCGTAGACCGTCATCGTCACTCCCTGCTGCGGCACATCCTCAGCGCGCACGATAGGCAGGAAGATGAGCGTGCTGAAGACGATCCCTAGCAGTGGGAACGCAGCGCGCTTCACTTAGCGAGCAGCGATGCGAGTAGCGGCACAAGTACGCTGAACAACAGCGCACCGATAGCCACTAGTCCTCCTTTGAGAATGTCCAGTTCTGAGCGCACCTGATCCAACTTGGCGGAATGTGAGTCCAGCCGCTCGATCAGTTGGTCAATCTGGCGTGGAGTCATCGTGCCTCTAGCGCCTTCAGGCGCGTGTCGATGTCGAGCAGCGCCTGCACCACGAGCGCCTCCATCTCGTTCTGAGGGATGTTGACGGCGAGCACCTCAGTCGTATCAACGAGATGCGCCTCTCGCTCGTCTACTCCGAGTGTCTCCACCCAGTGCGCCAAGTCAGTCGTGGCGACCTGATCCGCGATGAAGCCCAGACGCTTGCCATCGTCAGCCACAGCATCGGTGCGGCCGTGTGCCTCTGGACGCTTCCACTTGAACGCTACCGGCACGAGTTGGCGGAGCGTGTCTAGCGCGCCTGTGATGTCGGTGATCTCTTCCTTGAGGCGTGAGTCTGACGGCGTGGTCAGCGCGGCGTACTTCCAGCCGCCTGAGTAGAAGTAGCCACGGTTGTTGGTTGTGTCTACCGCGATGCCGCCGTTGCGGAGTGCATCGGCGAACGCGTCGGTCGTAGCGGTGCCGTTGATGTTGGTGCTTGGCTGACCTGCCGTTGCCTTGGTGATCAGCACGCCAGAAACTGTTGTTGATGTTGATGCTGCAACATCTGCTGCAGGGTTGGAGTGAATCCAAAGTCGACCGTTGGTACCACCAGTGTTGAGTGCGATGCCAGTCAATCCAGATGAGCCGTAGATAACACCATCAAAGCCAAGGTCGCCAGTCGTTGTGACTGAGTTGTTGAAGTTGCTCTTGGTTGAGGTAATCGTCAGGCTGTTGCCATTGTCAGATTGCAAGAGCAACTCGCCACCGTCGGCTTGCAGCACGGCTGGCTGATATGTCTGTGGTGCGCTTCGATCCGTCAGCAGGATCTCAGGCGAGCCGTGGTACAGGTTGACCTCTGCTAGGTCAATCGTGCGAGCAGCGCTCTGAGTGGCGACCGTTGAGATAGTGATAGTCAGAAGCAGGAACGCCGCATCCGATGGGGCGGTGGTTGAGAGCAGCGATCCAGAGTCAAAGTTCGCAGGTGCCGTCACGCCAGTCGTAGAGGTCAGAGATGAGAAAGGCACCTGGCCAGAGTCAAACGCACCTGTTGAGATGGTGAGGTCAGTCTTGTAGAACGCACCGCTGACCTTTACCTCCGACTGCGCGCTGTTGGTTGCGCTAGTAAAAGATGCCTCAAGGTAGTAGGAGAAAGAGCGAGAAAGGGTTGACGAGACTGGCACATAGCGCGTAAGGGTTGCGCTCTTCCCAGTCAGAGTGCCGCTGTTGACGGTCCAGCGCAGAACATTAGTAGATCCAGTGTTCGCGTCCGTGACCACGGCGCAGGTGATTGCGCCTGCGCTGTTGACATCCGTGAAGGTCCAGTACGGCAGTGGGTTCTCTGCGGTGATGACCGCGTCTGCCTCATCCGGTGGAATGGCGAAGTCTCCGTTCGCCACGCCAGCCTGAATCTCACGCAGTGCAGCAGGACCGAAGAGCAGCGAAGTCTCTCCGTCGCTCGATGTGCTGACGAGCGGTGCGCCCTTGTCTGCGTTGACCCCACCCTCGAACGCGCCGAAGCCTTCTAGGTTTGTGCCGTACTTACCCACGATTACTCACCACCAATCAAGCCACGAAGACCACTGAGATACTGCCGACGGAAGTCCGCTTCGATCTCGTACTGCACCTGATAGGTGCCGCCACCATCTGCGAAGCGCATTGTGACAGTAGGGATGTAGAGGATGGTAGACGAGAGGTCGAGCATCGGCGCGGTGATCTTCACATACTGCCCTGGGAGCCACGCCTTGACCAGCGTATACGGCGTTGCAGATGCGGCTGGGTAGCCCTGCGTGTAGCCGTACTCCCAGTCTGGCGCGGAGGTCTGGCTGAGGTTGCCACCGGCAACCGTGAACGAGACGGTGCGGCGCGGCTGTGATCGAGTCACCATCGTGCCGCGTGCGAGCAGGCTGATGTTCTTGCCACGGTCAGACTTGTTGGCGATCTTTGGTGCGCTGAAAACTTCGTGTGGGATAGGACCATTGCGCGTTGCCTGCCCTGCTCCAGTGCGGCTCGTGCCGCTTCCCTGCGCGGATGCCGTACCCACGGCCGCACCAGAGGTGATCGTGCCGCTCGTGCCGGTGGTGTAGGTGAAGGTCGTGGAGGTCACGCCTGTGATCGTGAAGGTTCCGTTGAGTGCAGCGAAGCCAGTTGGACCGCTCGTGAGTGCGACGGTCACGCTGCGACCTGAGGCGAAGCCGTGGGCAGGTGAGGTCGTGATCGTGGCAGTCGTTCCTGTTCGAGCAGCCGTCGTGACCGTCGCCTTGAAGTAGGTGCCGTTGTAGGTGCGGAAGTATGGGTCGTTGGTCGGTGCGTTGGAGAAGACGGTGTTGCTGTCGTAGCGCGCATACGCCGAGTCAGCCATCACGAAGATCCCCTTGACGATATTGTCGTGGTCAAGGTTGACCTGAAGGTCACGAGCGAACAGGCGCGTAGGTGTCGTGGTGCTACCAGTCTGGATGCTTGCAGGGTCAGTGACGATCTCCGCAGGAGCGGTTGCGTAGGTTGAAGCCACCGTCTTCGGTCCGTAGTTGACGCGGCCATCGTTATCAACCCAGATGCGGTACTGCACATCCGAGATACCGCCAGATGCTTCTGCTACCTGCTCAAGCGCGCTCTGGAGCGTGGTCGCCCTGAAGGTTTGCTTGCCGATCTTCTGCGCTGTGCCGGTAAAGATGGCGCGGTTGCTGCCACTGATGATGGCGGTGTTCAGCAGTTGCAAGGTAGAGGCGTCAGTCTGCTGCGCGGCGACACGAGCCAGCAGCCCATTAATAACTGCCTGGTCAGTAGTCGCTGTCGTGTCCTCTGGCTCTCCAGTGCCAATCGTGAATGAGTCCACGAATGAGGTCGCCCTGATCCCTGTCTTACCGTTGCGCACGATGGTCTTACTTAGCCAGCCAGTTGCGCCAGTGACCTGCACCATTGCGCGTGTGCCCACGCCGTTTTCTAGCAATTCGCCCTGGATGTTGCTGATATATCCAAGGAAGATCGGTGTGCTGACGTTGTACCGGCTGTCAAAGAACTGGACGCGCGCATTATCGTAGACATTGCCAGAACGCCACCACGGCAGAGTGCCGCTTGGAGTCTTTGGCTCGATGACGGTGAAACTCATATCCCCAGGGGAGCCGTCTGCTGAGAGTTTTAGGCTGAGTGATCCGAGTTCGACATACGGCGTAGTTGTGGCCGTTGGTGCAGGGAGATCGAGCAGGTTAGCGCCGCTGTCTACTCCAGCAATGATGAGGCTGAATGGGTTTGCCATTTACTGCCGTGTTGGCTCAGTGCCGATGCGGCGCAGTGAGTTCGCAACAACGGTATCAACCTTATTGGTGCCGATGTTCACGGTGGTGACAACAGTCGTTGTGCCGGCTGGATCACTATAGGGATTGGGAACACGCAGGTCAGGAGCGTACTTGACGTCCATCGGATTGATAACTGGCCCACCTGGAATCGGCTGACCAGTCAACCTGAGCATTTCCCTATACGCCTCATTAAAGGCTTTCAGAAGAATTGTGGCGTTGTCAAAGTTGTCTCTGATTGGCTTGAAGAATGTATCCCAGAAACTTTCTTGGTCGATACCACCACCGAAATCAATCCCAAGCAATTCTGCTGTTTGTCCAAGTTCTTCTAAGAATGGATTGACGCTCTCTTTGATTACTCGGTCCATACCTGCTCCCATATTCGTAATGGATTCGAGAAGGAAACCCACTGCTGGAATAAGGGCTGTTCCAACGGCCGTCGCAATCGCATCAACCTTGTTCTGGAAGATCTGCAGTTGATAGTTAAGACCCTGCTCTTGATAAGAAAGAGCGGTATCGGTTGCTCCAGCAGCGTTTGCCATAATCAAAAGTTCGTCATTGAACTGCTTGCCGCTGTTCTTTGCAAGAACGAATGCGCCTCTGATTGCACGAGCATCGCCAAGCAGTTCTGCAATCTTCTCAGTGCTTCCACCGGTCTTCTTGATCAGGTCCGCCATAAAGCCGTTAAGGCCCTTGGTCTTTAGACCTGTCGCTGTAAAGTCAATGCCGAGTTTCTTGGCAAGTTTGGTCGCCTTGGCCGTCGGAGATAGCACCGCTTGCATAATCGCGTTGAGTTGTGTGGTCGCGTTCTCTGCGTCAATACCGTTCTTGGTAAGAACCGCCAATCCTGCCGCAACATCCTCAAGGCTTACCCCAAGTGGCGCAGAGAGTGCGGTGACCTTACCAATCTCCGACGCGAGTTGTGGGAAGGTGATCACACCGCGATCAACAACCTTGAAGAGGATGTCCGAGACTCGCTGTGCCTCATCCGCGCTGTAGGAGTATGCGTTCAGTACTGCGGTGATTCCTGCAGCAGATTCGGAGGTCTGTGCTAGTCCTGCAGATGCGGCTTTTGCCGCCGCCTCAAGAACCTTGATCCCCTCTGCGCCAGCAAATCCACTGGATGAGATGTCGTACAAGCCCTTTGCGAGCGTCTCGGCGCTTTGTGGCAATCTTGTGCTGAGGTCCAGAACTGCATCTTTCAGTTTCTCAAATGCTGCTGGTGACACCTTTGCAATGCTGTTGACGTTGAGCATCGCTGTTTCAAATGCAGCGGCTTTGGCTACGGCATATGTTAGAGCGGCAACGACGGCGCCAATGGCCGCCGTCCCAGCACCAATAGCGCCGAACGCAGAGGAACTTGTCTTAGCAAGTCCACCCATCGCGCCGCCGATCTTACCGAGTGGACCGGAGGCAGAGTCCTTTGCCTTTACTACAAAGTTAGCGGTCTGGTTCATAGCCATCAGCGTTGATTACCCCTTCTAAACCGTAGGATGGTGTTTCGGAATGGCTCGTCGTTGTAGAACGCGGCGTAGGTCTTGCTGTATGACTCTACCGCTCGATTGATGTTGGAACGTTGCTTCACCACTTGATCGACAAATGGTCGCGGCCTTACGCCTTTGACAGAGAACGTTCCGTTCTTTGTCGTGCGCTGGCCACCGGCGCCACCCACCACCAGCCAGCCGTAGAACACGCCGTTGCGACCACCCTTGATGCCAACCACGGCCGCTGGGTTGTTGAACCGAGCCTTGCGCGCAAGCACCTTTTTCTTGAGCCTTCCGGTTTCCCCACGCGGTGCCTTGTCTCGCATTGGCTTCTGCAATGTGCGTGCAGCGTTGAGCGTGGCGAAGGTGCCAAGGCGCTTGAAAGCGCTGGGGTTCGATGCCTTGAGAAAGCCGATCCGCAGTTGGTCGTAGTTCTTGTCGAACTTTCCCTGAAGGATAACTCCGGCAGGCATCTACTTCCCTTTCGGCTGCATCTCCGCGTGGATTGTCCACGCCAGCAACACCTCATCTAGCGGAAGGCTCGCCACCTGTTCTGGCCACATCCCAAACTTCTCAGCCAGGATGTGAAAGATGATCTCTGGCGGTGGGACAATTGAATGTCCGTGTCCCATCCGCCGTGCGGCGAGCCTTACTTGGGGTCTGGTTGATTCGCCTTTACCCACTCCGCAAGAGTTTCTGTCAGTGCGTCTACCGGAGCATCCAGAATGTCTTCAGCAGGCTTGCCATCAAGACCCTTGAAGTTGTGCGTCACTACCAGTTTTGCAAATCCACCAAGGGCCAAGCGTGCTTCGCCTGATTCCAAGTCGAGCAGGATGCGAGCCGAGACTGTCTTTCGCAACTCGGCTGTCCACCCAGCGTACTTACCCTCTAGGGCGATCTTTACCGTTTCCATATTGACCCTCCTACTAGCGCCTTAGGCGCTGCTCTTTATGGCGCTGTTGCCAGTGGCGAATCCACGATGACCTCAAGCGACTTGCCTGAAGTCGTGTCGTACGCCAGTCGGCAGGTTACCTCATTTACGACCACGCCTTCGTTATCCGCCGACATCGGCACGATGTTCTCGATCTCCCACGAGCCAAGAATCCACACGCCGTAGTTATCGGTGGTCGTGCCGTAGAGGCGCAGGTACTTCTGCGTGGCAATGTCGGTGATTGGGAAAGTCGTGCCAGCGGCGGCGTTGCTCGCCACCGTGAAGGTGAGCGTTGCATCAAGCACGCCAGTCAGCGCTGCCGTGGCGGCCGTGAGGCTGCCGTCAAGCGCCGTGACCATCCCAACGCCTGTCGAGATCGACAGGTTGAAGTTGTAGATGGAGGCGTAATCGGTTGCTCCTGTGCCGGTCTTGTCAGGGAAGTTGGTATCGGTGCTCAACTTCATCAAGCGCCCAGCCAGGAATGGGTTGGCAGGGATCGCCGTAGGGAACGCGAGCGCTGAAGTCGCAGCCGTCGTAGCGGCGAAGGTTGCGCCAGCCTGGAGCAGCCCTGTTGCGTCAGCAGACATCGTGATCTCGGTTGGCGCAGCATCTCGCACGAGATACTTCTGCACGCCGTCGGTGACCAAGAAGGAATAGAAGACGAGCGTATCGACGTCGCCCTGTGTTGGCGACCAAGTCCAGGTGTATGGCCCTGCGCCTGTGGTGCTCGCGCCAATCGCATCAAAGAACAACGGAAGCGTTCGCATTGAAGCAGGAGCCTCAGCGATGGTGATGATTGGAGCCTTGCCGGTAATGGTTGGCTGGTTCGCCTGAATGGCGGTGCGCTTGCCAACGGAGATGCTCTCGCCAAGATCAACAGTCACGCCGAGATCGAGTGAGCCGATTGTCTCGTTGAAGAGGACTTCGCCAACTGCGGTTCCGATTGCAGCGGCCGTGCCGAAAGCAGACTGCGAGCCGGTAGCGATTCGCGTCAGAGCCTTTGCGCCGAAGGTAGCCATCTAAGTTCTCCTTGCTCTACGCGGTGAATGCCACGGTATCAAACACCGTGACTTCCGCAGTTGCCTCAACTGTCAGGTATTCCTGATCAGCATAAGTATCTGTGCCGAGTGTAGTAGTAGTGACTGCCACTTGAGCAGCATTTCCACTAATCGTGACAGCCCCATCGAACACGGTGCGGAGCCACGCTCGCCAAGTGTAGAGGTCGCGGTACTTGTCATCCATCCGTGGGATCGGAAGGAGGTAAATACGGATCGCTACCGTCAAGACAGTGGTGCGGTTGCCGTTGCCAATGCTAATGGAGTCATCTCCTGGGAAGAGGATAGCCGCAGGCACAACTGGGAGCGACTCAGGTGGAGTGGCGTATGCCTTGCGGAGAGCGTAGCCGGTGGGCGGAGTGGCCGCCCCTAGCCGCGTGGCGATGGCGTCTAGGATCGTGAGGTCGGTCATACCGCCAAGCCACCGCGATTGCGGTACGGCTCAAGGATCAGCGCAGCCTCTGGATGCAGGGCGCGGCTCATTCGCAGGATGCCGCCGAGATCAGCAGATCCGATCACGCCGAATGGAGCGGTGCGGCTATTCCACACAGCGCCAGCCTGGATGATCGCCGCCTGTGTGACGGCGGCTGGGAGGGCAGGGAAGCCGAAAACGCCGAGCACCTTCACGCCAAGGAAGATCCCCTTAGGGAAGTTCTTAGTGAAGGCGTTGCTGCGGCTAATGCCGGTATATGGCAAGCCGTCGAGCGCGTAGTTCTTTGGCGTGAGTTGGAAGTCTGTGTTGGCAGTCCAAGTCGTTGAGTAGGTGCCGTTCTCAAGATCGTCGGTGGTCAGCGTCGTGACGCTCACGAGATCATCGGTCAGCACATAGTCATAGGCTTCAGCGGTGTAGTAGCGCGTCTCGGTCGCGGTGCCGAATCCTGTCTTTCGGTCGCAGTAGAGATCGATCAGCGTGTCGGTTGCGTCCAGCACATTCTGAAGCGCAGCGTCATCGGTCGAGTCGGTAATGCCAACCGCAGCCTTGAACTGCGCCAGTGTTGCGTACGACATTTATGCGCCTCCAGTATGGATGGTTGACAAGTCTACAGAGCCGGTCTTTACCACGGCGTACATCTTGATTCCCTCTGGTAGCCAGAGCGTTACCGTGCTGTTCTGGTGAATCTCAAAGCCATTGACATCGTCCACGGTTGCGCCGCCAACATAGACCTTAGTTGCAGATTCGCAATGGATGGTAATCCACGACGCGCCGATCATTCCAGTCGCAATGAGGACAGGAGTCGTTGAAACTGCCGTGGTCTTGGAGATCATCTGTGCGGCCATTATTCAGCATCCGCGATATCCGCCACGCTAACAGCCTGTGTAGGCAGGGTGGCTGTCTTGGTGCTGCTCTTGACTGCGGCACGCTCTACGAGCCGCGTTGGTGCCTCTGCGTCGACATCTACAACAGCCTCAGCCAAGCCAAAGCCGATGAGGCTCTCCGCCTCTGCCTTAGGCAGATCAACGAAAGCCCCTGACGGATATTCACCGCGTCGCTTGCAAAGTCGAACGAGCATTAGTTTCTCCTTACTTGCGGTTTAGGGGAGCCGCCGAAGCGACTCCCCTTCCCCACTAACTAACCGTCGCTAGACGATTAGGCGTTCTTGAGGAACTTGACAGCCGAAGACTGTGCAAGTCCGGTCGCGCCACGGACCTGAACCTTGTACGAAACAAGGCCAAGGTTCCACGCGAACTCGCGTGAAGCCTCAACGGTCACGCCGCCCACGAGAGCGGTCTTGATCTGACCAAGGTCACCGAACAGCACAGCCTTAGCACCGGTCGCAGGGACCGCAATGCCAGGAGCCGTGAAGACAGGCTTGCCAAGGAGGCGATCAACGCCACCCTGACCACCTGGCTGGAACAAAGGCAGCGACGATGAAGTCGTGCCAAGGATCTGGCCGAGAGCGGCGTCGCTCATCAACCAACCGCTCTTCGCGGCGTTTCGGTACTGCTGCTTGACCGAGTACTGAAGGGCAACAAGTTCCGCGTATGTGTATACGACGGTGCCTGCGGCCGTTCCACCGGTACCAGCAGCGGTTACAACAGCGGTGCTCGCGGCTGCGCCGTGGGCAATCGCCATCTCCTGTCCAGCGGCTTCGCTGATCATCGCGGCAACGTCAAACGCTGCATCGTTGATCAACTCGTCCGAGACCTGAACAAGTACTGCGTACTTCACAGGGGTCAGCGAAAGCGCCGAACCAGTGAAGTCATCTTCCGTAATCGTGCCGGCTTCGGCGACTGAACCAGCCGTCGTGCCGAGCGCGGTTACCGTTGGGAACTTGATGTTGTTGCCGGTGGCAACGTTCATCACATCCACAACCGCTGGGTTGATGTATGGGTTGATCTGCCCAGCGATGACATTTACACGGTTGTAAACGGCAACTGGGTTTCCAAGGCCGGTGCCGGTTGTGATGTCACGATACTCAAAGGTATCAACACCACCAACAAGACCGATCGAGCGAAGGCGATCATTGTCCGTAGCGGCCTTAGGAGCCGTTGGAGCAACAACAGCGGCGAACTCGGCGCGAGCCTCGTCAGCCGACTTACGAGCCTCGTCAGAAGCCTTCTCTGCGCGGAGAGCCTCGGCGATAACGCCAGCCTCAGCAACGAGACGCTCGAAACGAGCCTTGTCTTCACCCTCGAGGGCGATTCCCTTGTCGGCTGCGTCCACGGCGATGCCGCGAGCCTCAACCAACAGATGCGCTCGCTTGTCAGCGAGTTTTGCGATGTCAGACATTGTCTGCATCCTTTCTCCGCGCATAGGCGGACTATCTTCTTATGCGCTCCTCGGTGGGATACCAGGTCTGCGGACTCGCCTACTCAGGGCGGTGGGGCAGTGGCTCGTGACCTAGAGTGCGTCACCTTCTGCCGCCGAAATCGCGAGCAGCGCTGAAGCGATTGACGGATCAATCCCTGCAGGCTTTGGCGCGAGTTTGGAACGGACAGCGTCAATGACAGCAACTTCCTCAGTGGACAGTTCACGTCCAGCCTTGATGCTATCCAGTGTGGCAACTAGTGCGTCAGCGTCTACGCCGATCTTCGGCGCGGTGACCTGGCGGATTGCCGTGAGTCCAAGGGTCGCAGGGTAGGCAGGGGTCTGGCCACCGGCGGCAAGGATGCTGACCTCGAACAGGTTGGCTTCCTTGATCGTGCGGTTGTTGCCATCCCAGGCATCCTGAACCTTCTGGAAGCCGAACGACATACCAGCGGCGGCGCTCTCGTGCGTCAGCATCGAGATCACCTTTGCGGCGTCTGGATCGGCAGGATCTAGTTTCGCCTCAACGCGGAGGCCAGTCTCATCCTCAGTCAAGCGAAGGCGACCGCTTGCCGTCGTGGCAAGAGCGCGCGTCTCGTCGTGACCGAACAGGAAGGCGATGATCTTCTGCCCTGCGGATGCGCGAGCCAGTGAACGCTTGAATGCGTTAGGCGCGATCTTCTCCTCGAATGGCAGACCAGCAGATGCGCTGTTCCAGATAGATGCGTAGCCGGTAAAGGTTCGCTGACCATCCGCATCGGCATCGGCAAGTCGGAACTCACCCATCGGTACGGATCGAGTTTCTTTCTCTTTCATATCAACAATCTCCCTATCTTCAGCGGCGATCAAAGCATCTGCCCACGAGAGTACGCGATCAGTTGCTTCGCGGTCAGTGGTTTCCACACCCCAAAGGAAACCGGCAACAGACCCTGGACCAGGGAACGATTCGTTATCTTCGTCCTCATTCTGCGGTACGCCTTCCCAGTCGCCGCGATGACGGCGAATCCACGCGGCCATACGGATGACCTTGTCGGTGTCTGCGCGCCCTGCGGCGAGTTCACGAGCCTCTGCGATGGTCTGCGGCTGCAAGCCTTCGCCAGCGTAGCCATCCTCAACGAATGACAAACCCCTAGCAGCGGCGTTGCGGATGTATTCAGGCACCTCGTACACAGCGCGCTCATCGTTGGAGTGATCTTCTTCTGCTGCGTGTTCAGCCTCAGCGGCGAGCAATTCCTGAGCCGTGTATGCCTTGATGCCCATACCTTCGGCGTTGCTGCGTGCCTCTGCTGAATCGTCAACGACATAGCCGATCTCTGCGAGTCCGTACTCCTCAACGATCTTCGCGTACTTGTACGCCTTGAACGCCTCAATCACATTTGGTCCAGGCGTCTCGCTGAAGTCGTTCAGATAGATCTCTTCATATGGAACGCCATTATCGCGCAGCCACTTCTCAGTCTCTGCAAGGCGGCTGATTGGACGGCCGCTAACGATGAAGATCCGCACGCCCTCATCTTGTACATCGGTCTTGATGTAGTCGATCAGGTCTTGGCGTGGGGTATCGCCACCGGTCGTGAGCGTATTGTCAATGTCGTAGATCTCGATCACGCGCCAGGCTCCTTGCCTACGGTGCCGATGTTGAGCGGCTTCCAGAACTCATTGCCACCAACTGGGAGCGGCGGTCGATCCTCTAGGCTGCGGATCTCGTCAAGACTGAGGAAGCCATTGTTGAGCGCAACCGCGTAGGCGTCATAGCGCTCCTTGGTTGTAGGGCGGAGCAGGCCGTCAATGTTGAACTTTACGAAGGTGGTGTTGCCAACGATCAGGCGCTGAAGCCCTGCCTCAATGCGCGCAATGAGCGGTCCAAGCCCAAGGCGCAGCCACTCGATGCTGATCACTTCAACGCTGCTGTAGGAGGTGTTGCCACCTGGGTACTGAAGCAGGTGAAGCGGCACGCCGTAGATGCGAGCGATGGATTCAACGCCCCAGTGCATCGTCTCAACTAACTGCATATCGCTGATCTTGGCGCTCATCTGCTGGAAGTCTGCGCCTCCGGTAAGCACCGCAATCTTGTGCATCTTCTCTACGCCTTCGTGGCGACGGCTGAAGGATGCGCGCAGCGAGTCAGCAACATCCTGCGTCAACTCACCTGGCACCTTGATGACGGCGCTAGGCGCTGCGCCATTCTCATAGAACTTGGCAGCGTAGAGTTGCGTGGCGGAGGCAAGTCCGAGTGTCGTGCGGTGATGCTCGACAGGCGACATTCCGCGCATCGTGCCAGCGGTGGCAAAGAGTGGAATGTGAATCATCTGATCAGGACCAACGCTAAACGCGCCGTCGCCTGTCGTTACGGTGTAGATCGGCGTGCCAGCCGCGTCAACTTTGATGTCAACCTTCTGTGGATCAAGGACACGAGTTTCAACGACATCCCCGAGGCGGTCAGTTAGGAACAGGATAAAGGCGTTGCCGTCGAGCAAAAGGCTTGACACAATCGCGTGTCGCATCTGGAACCCTGTGTAGTTAGGGTTTGCAGGAATCGGATTCTCAAGCCAGAGTGGTCGCGTCACCGGTCGGCGCACGCCGCCGTCACGGATGAAGGCACCAACTGGGAGACTTGCAACAGTGTCGGCGTACAACTTTACGGCCGCGTACAACGCGCCGATCGATGTTGCGTTCTGTTGATTGAGTTGGACTCCGGCTGACGAGTCGGCTGGCTTATCGCTAAGCCACTGACCGCCAGATACGATGCGCTGCTCGGTGGCTAGTAGGCGACGAAGGATGCTCACTTACGATCTCCTAGCGTATAGCCGAGCGCAGCAATGGCTACGCCTGTGGCAATCAATGCGACTGGGATTGAGAATAGCGCGATACCTGCAATCACAAGCACCGCACCCACAACCTCAAAGATGTTGCTGATCATAGATTCACCCACTCCACTTTCGCTACGGCTTTCGGTTCAACCTTCAGGAACTTTACACCCTGATAGGCGACCACGGCAGAGACGGCTGCGTCTATGCGATCCGGTGACGCCTTGTAAGCCTTAGTTAGGACCTGCCCATAGCGCGTCAGACGTGTGTGGACATTGGAGATATGACGCGCCAAGAGCGGTGAGCCATCGTGGCGCAGCCCTTCGCCTGTCGCTACGGCCGTAAAGAAACGGTCCACGGCTGGACCCATTCGCTCAATCGTGGCGGTAGGGAAGACGGCCACGCGCTTGCCGTACCGGCGCGTCCACTCCTCGATCTCCGATGCCCAGCCTGGAGGGTCGCAGAAAAGCGTGGCGTTGTAGGTGGTCATCACCTGCTCAACGACTGCGTCCACCTCGGTGCGCGGCACCGTCCAGTCAGGGTCGCGGTTGGTGTCGGACTTCTCCCACGCCTTGATGAGAAAGATGTAGCCGTCCATCGTGCAGCCAGTCAGCACCGTGGCGTCTCGCGCATACGATCCGTCAAAGCCAACGCTGATCTGCTCGCCTGGTACGAGTAGGCGGTCAGGCTCTTTGAGTCGCGCCCACGCCTCTGCGCCGATCCAGCGGTCTGGCGGCTGCACAAAGCGGTTGAGGTGGTAGCGCTGCCACTCGTGCATCGGCACTTCGTTGGCTCGTGCCAACAGTCTATCAAGGTCAACGAAGGCTGGGGCGCTAGGGTTCGCCTGCTCCAGTGCAGCCCTACGGCCAGTGTCGGTCTCTAGGTCGTGGCTATCAGCAGCCGCCCACCACTCGACTAGGAACGATGGGTCGCTCACTTCGCCAGATGCGATGCGCTTGGCGTAGGTCAGCATCCTGCCGAGCAGGGTGTTCTCGTCTGAGCCTGCCGTTGAGATGTTCAGTTCGAGCGCCTCTGCTCGCTTAGCGAGCGAGTTGGACAGCACGAGATGCACGCGCTCCTTGTTGCCTGTCCACTCGTGCAACTCGTCAGCGATGAAGCACGTAGGGCGACCGCCGTCATTCGTACCGGCTGCGGCGGCTACGCGGTACATACGCCCAGGGCGATCCTTGATCATGATCTCAGTGTCGTAGACCTCAAAGTGCGCGGCGAGTGGACCCTGCGTGAGCATAATCCGAGCGGTGCCAAAGAGTAGGTCAGCCTGCTCGAACGACGCAGCAGCGATAGGGATATTTGGAGAGCGCGGCGCCTTCGGTCCTGCCAGTTCAGCCAAGGCGATAGCCGCCAGCAACTCGGTCTTGCCATTGCCCTTGGGTGTACCTAACAGAGCGCGCTTGACTGTGCGCTTGTTAGTGGCTGGGTCGTACTCGTAGATGCGCCAGATGTAGGCACGCTGCCACGGCTCCAGTCGGAACGGCTCGCCAAACTTGTCGCCCTCGCCGTGAACAAGGTTGGTCTCAATCCACCGGCAGACCAAGCCGCCCCAGGAGGGTGGAGGAGGACTACTGATCGGCGACGAGTAGAGCGGCCTCTTCTGCGGTGTCTTCAGCGGCGTCGGTGTAGCGTGGGTCGGCTTCGCTGTTGGCTTCCGCAATGGTGGCGTTGGTGATCCTTGCATTCAGTTCCTCCAGGCTGCGAGCGGCTTCCCCATAGACGATGCCCAGTTGCAACCCTGCTTTAGGGTGCAATCCAAACCGATCCTCTAGTTGCCGGATCTCGGCATCAACGGCTGTGCGCTGACGATACATCGGATTCAAGATCTTCTGCCCTTGTGAGCCTACGCTCATTGGCTCCTCACGCAGGTAGGTGTCCATTCGCTCGCGCTCTTCGTACATCGAGAAGAGCCGCTCAAGCGCAGGGTACTGCGCTGGCTGAACAACCTGAGCGAAGGGCGAAGCCCAGAAGATCTCCCAAGACTTGACCCAGCGCTCGGTGAGATGAGCCGGTGGTGTAGGGATTGAGCGTGGATCAACCTCGATCTGGGGCAGCACGCCAAGGTCTTTGGTCGCTCGGTTCTGCCGTTTCTCGATTGGTTTCTTAGCGCTCATAAAAAACTCCAGACCCTACGCAGGCTCCACACCGTACAAGAGATTGACGAAC